GATCGTAATTACCCCAGCCTGTTATATATTGTCTATTACCTGGAGCTTCTTGTATTTCTTCTAATTCTTTATCCGAAATATTTGGAAATTCTTTTTTAAGTTCCGGTATTGTTATAGATTTTACTTCACCTACATAATACACATCCTCAAAATTAGGATCTTCCGTATAAGAATATATCATGTAAGCTGGATCTACATAATCTGTTATAATTCCTTCAGCCTTATTAAAACTTGTTTTAGCAGCTGCAATACCAATAGTTGTTAAATCGTATGCAAGTCGTTTTTTAGTTTCGTCGTATTTATTAAAGCTTAATACATTATTTATAACCTCTTCTTCCGCAACCTCTACATTTTGTTTATATGTCATTTGCAAATGCAAATCTAATTCTTCTTTACTTTCAGGCAATGCTTCCATATTTCCTGTTAAAGAAAAATCCATACCTAAATTTTCTTTAATATTAAGCAACGCTTCTTTCGTATTCATATCCTGCTGAACAGCCGCAGCATATTCAGTTCTACTTTTTACAGAAAATGGGTCTTGTGCAAAAGTTGTAATATCATAAGATTTGTTAGACATACCATTTACAACAATATCTACAAACTTAGCTATAACAGCAACTGGTTTCCAGTCTAAATTAAGATAAGATAAATCACCATTAATAGATAATTCATCTTTGTATTTTTGCACAGGCTGTTCACCTCTTGCGTATAATCTAAGTGAATGAAAATTATTCCAATTTGTTAAGTATCTATTACCTCCAGATCTACCCTGGTTAAACCACTCTTGTTCAATAGCTTGAGAAACTTGTAAGCCATAATCCCTACTTGCTTTTATCTCATTGCTAACAACTTGGCTAGGAAATGCACTATTAGTGTTTGTGTATATTTTCATTTATTTTATTATTTTAGACATAGAACCTCTATTGTCGAATCTTTTAATTCCTAAATCATAAACTTTTCTTTGTACAGGACTAACTGGTGCATACAAATTTTTATTGCAAGCCATTATTGCTAGACCAGAACTTATAGAAGCATCGTGCTTTGTTCTATTATTTATATTAAACTTAGCCCAATCCTCTAATGTTCTTTGAAAGTACATATCACCATAACCAGCTTCATTGTGACCAACGCATGTTTCTATATATGTTTCTATAGCGGCTGCGTGCGCTTGTTTTATATCTTCACTTGAATTTGGTATACCACCAATTTCTCTTTCAGTTATTGATAACTTATTATATTTTTTATCAGGCCTGTTCATTGAATAACCGCGATAACCTCTTCTTTTGAAATGATATAATAATCGAGGCTTATTATTTTCAGCAAGTATTGGCATACCATAAAATATACAAGCCATCAGTACATCTTCGAAAAACATTTCAGCTGTTTGAGGCCTAGCTATGTATTCTAAAAAAAATCTATTAGGCGGTACATCTTCCATACTAAACTTAGTTAGTCCGTGTAATGCGCCATTAGAACCTCTATTTCCAACAGTACCTGATATATCATAACTATCACAACCAAAAGCACCGCAATGTTCATTGCCTGGATATTTTATGCTACCTTTTATCACTATTCTGTTTTGTAAATTAACTGGCGGTACCCAAGTAATTTTAAATCTACCATTTTTATTTGGCATAAATAAAACCTTTGAATCTTTAACACCGTTTTCCCATTGAAAACTACCAGTTGTTACTATTGAGCTGTTTCTAAGATCTTCATTATAATCTATTTGCTCATATATTTTAGTTAGATTAAATAAAGACTGTTTTGTTTCATCTCTAAAAGCATGCTGCTCTGTTCTTGGAAACTGTCTGTAATATTCATTTAATCCATCTTGATCGTTTTTTAAACCATCAACTTCGTTTTGCCAATACTCAATTACTCCTTGATCTATTGGATCCCCTTGCGGACCTTCAATTGCTTTTTTTGGAGTGTTGAATACAGGAAATCCATAAGAATCAATGTATCCTTCGTAGTTCCATTCCATAGGTATGAACAAACTATAGAGTCCTGAACGAGTCTGTCCATTGGCGTTTCTCTTTTCAACGTCTGAATCATAATACAATTTTTTAAAGTTTTCACCACCTTTATCTAAAGCATTTGATGTTGAACCCATCATACACTTACCAATAATTCTAGAACCTAATCTTAAACAGGTTTTTGTAACTCTCCAGTTATTTAATATATTTGTAGGTTTTTCCCACTTACCACTTTCATCGTGTACTAATAGTTTTAGTTTTTCACCGTCGTACGAGTTGTCGCCGGTGTTCTTCCAGTCGATCGTTGTGTCGAGCCCGGAGATTTCCTGGAGTTTCTCGTTTGTGTCGAGTTTTTTACGCGTAAACTTCGATGCTGGGACCCTGTAGGCAAGCTCGGTCTTCGGCCTGTCCATACCGTCCTGGATTGGTTTGAAGAAGAAAGGAAAATTGACCGATATTGGTACCACTTTATCTGTAAACATCTTCTTAGCGTCGGGCCCTGATTTGGATAAAATTCCAAACCTCGAGTCTGTGGAAATCGTGGCCTGATTAACGGTCTCGCCTGAGGCCATGAACGAGAATCCAGAACGTCTGTTCTTAAGATAACACATTCCATAGCAGCGCGAGTCTGCCTTGCACGCCTCCCAAAAGATATAGAATAATCTATTTGATTCGCGAAAGTCTGGCTGCCCAACATCAATCTTGGACCACTGCAAGTACATGTAGTGAGTACCAGTAATGTAAGTAGACTTACCTTTGTTATAAAACCAAAAACCTTCTTCACGCCTTTTAAATTCTTTATCGATGTAGTCATACCATTTTTCTTTAAATTCAACAGGGTGTTCATCCCAATCAAAAACTGATTTTATTTTTTTTAATTCTTTAGGATATTCTGTATATAACCATTTGTCATCTTTAAATGACACTACTTCGCATTCTTTAGGTAAAGCAATCTTTACTCCTTGAATATCATATACATCTCCAATCTGACCAGTATGACCTATAACAACAACATCGTGTTCTTTATTATATCCATATTCCCATTTCTTATACCTATTTAATCTATTAATTACTTTAGGTTTAATGTGCTTATCGAGCACTCTATATAAAGTCTGCTCGTACATTATGATCTGGATCTTCCTTCTGCAAAACCTTTAAAAGCTTTTTCTTCTTTAACTTCTTTTGGTTTTTCATTTAACATTTGCTCTTCAGCCTCTATTCTGGTAAGTATTTCAAATGCATCAAATATTGCTAATTTTTTTGTAGCTGCTGCATTTTTTAACCTGTCAGCAGTTATATCATCACCAGAATCAACAATAGCTTCTTTTGCTACCTTAATTAATTCCTCAACTGCTTTTTGCCCAGCTAGGATTATATTCTTCTTCGTCTCCTTGGTGTTCATATTTAATTACAATATCATTAGATTTCATACAATAAACTCTTTGCTTATCTACGATAAAATCCCATTCACTGTTCGGCGTAAACCCTACAACATCTCCTGGGACTATTTTAAGCGCTTCTAAGGACTTATTACCGTATTTTAATATACCAATAAGCTTTTGCTCTTTATCAAGCTTTATAGAGTCTTTATTTTTTAAAGGCATTACAAAACACCTGTCACCAAATGATTTCCAACCCTCTGTGTTTTTATACAAATATATTTGATCAATAGCACAAAAATATAAATCATCTTGAAAATATGATCTACTATTTTTCTTTATACCTTTCATATCGTAAAACACCCTAAAAACATTATGATGTATTAATATGGTATCACCTACTTTTATATTTGTTTTAAAAGCTTTAGGTGTGGCCACAACAATTGCTAAGTTGTTTACAGATTTAAAGCTTTCTATTTTAGTATTTAAAACTAAACTTTTATCACCTACTTTTATTTCATTATCATATCTATCACCTAGTGGTTTAATGATAAAATCATATAAGCTTCTCATTAATATTCTAAATCATACTCAACGGATATTGCCATGTTAGAGTTAAATTTCTTCCACGGCATTACCTCGTCTCCTTTTTTTATAAATATGCTGTAAGAGTTTGATTTCGGATCATGCAAAATATCTGCTATTATGTGTCCTCCGTAAACTTGCTGGCCTACAGAGTAATGCATTGCATCATTTTTATAATCAGAACCTATACTTATTTTTCTTACAATAGAATCCATTACACTGGCTTTAGCTCAGCAGTTTCTTCTTCTTGTTTTTCGAACAAAGTAAAGCTACCATCTTTCATATCAATATTAATATCACCGTATTCTTCTTGTAAAGCGCTTTTAATATTTTCTAATTCTTTTTGAGCTTCATTTTGATGAAATAATAATCCCTGTTTTTGAGCTTCAACACT